TGACCGATTTGGATAACACCGAATGGTCACGCCACACCGTAGATATTTACCAAGCAGTGGTAGACGGCTTACCGCGTAATATCGAACAGCTACGCCGTGGCTTGAATGATGAAGATGCGTGGGCGCAAGAATTTGAACTCAAATGGCTTGATGAGGCAAGCAGCTGGCTTTCTTACGATTTAATTGATGCCGTTGAACACGAACAAGCAGGCAAGCCTGAGCTTTATCAAGGCGGTTCGTGCTTTGTGGGAATGGATATTGCGGCTCGCAACGACTTAACCGTGATTTGGGTGGTTGAATTGGTCGGCGATGTCTATTGGACGCGTGAAATCGTGGAGCTCAAACGTGTGCCATTGCGTGAACAGCTTGCGGAACTCAACCGCATTATGAAGCAGTATCACGTAGTGGCAGGCAATCTAGACCAAACAGGAATGGGCGAAAAAATGGTAGAAGATGCTCAAGCTGAACACGGCAAACGTATTGCGGGTACGCTGTTTAATCTTTCCACCAAGCTCAAAATGGCAACTATTGGCAAAACTGCCTTTGAAGATCGCAAAATTCGTATACCGCAAGGCAACAGCAATTTGCGAGAAGATTTACATAAACTCAAAAAAATTACAGGGGCAAACGGCACGCCACGCTTTACCGCTGAAAGCGATAGCAACGGTCACGCCGACCGCACTTGGGCGTGCTTTTTGGCATTAACCGCAGCAACGGATGCTTTGATGCAGCCTGTCATAGCTCACAGCCGCCGACCGCGTAAAAGCAAGGATTTAACCGCAGGATATTAACAATGATTGCATTTACCACACTCATTATTGCAGCAACGACGCTCATTTTTTATGACAAACCATTCTGGTGGGTATTTGTACTACTTGCCCTCTTTGTGGATTATGAGAAATAAGGAAAGCCAATGACTCCGAAAAAACAAGATTTAATCCGCGTCATCGCCAGCCGTGCCAACGCCATTGACTATTGGGCGTTTATGCACTACCTGCCGAACCCTGATCCTGTGCTAAAGAAAATGGGCAAGGATATTTCGGCTTACCGTGAAATCCTATCCGACAGCCACGTAGGCGGCTGTGTTCGCCGCAGAAAAGCGGCAATCAAAGGGCTAGAATGGCGCATTACCCCAACAGGCAATGAAAAAACGGATGAGATTTTAACCGCACTTTTCGACCGCTTGCCGATGTCGCATATTATCAGCCAAATTTTAGATGCCACGCTATTTGGCTATCAAGCCTTAGAAGTAATGTGGGAAAGCGAGAACGGCTTACTGTTGCCAACGGCAATCGTAGGCAAACCGCAAGAGTGGTTCGTCTTCGATGAAGAAAACCAGCTTAAACTTCGTACCAAAGAGAACATCAACGGCGAAGAACTGCCGCCTTATCGAATATTGCTTGCCACACAAAATGCGACCTACATCAACCCGTATGGCTTGGGCGATCTCTCGCTCTGCTTCTGGGCGGCAACGTTTAAGAAAGGAGGCTTTAAATTCTGGTTGGAATTTATGGAAAAATATGGCAGCCCGTGGCTGGTCGGTAAACACCCACGCCAAGCCCAAATTCACGAAATTGATGAACTTTTGGATAGTATGGAAAAGATGTTGGGAACCGCCGTAGCTGCCATTCCTGAAGATAGTTCCATTGATTTAAAAGAAAGTGCAAGCAAAGGGGCAAGCTCACAAGTATTCGATGATTTCTTACGTTACTGCAAATCAGAAATCGCCATTGCGTTACTCGGTCAAAACCAAACCACTGAAGCGGAAGCTAACCGAGCCTCTGCCACCGCAGGGCTAGAAGTGACGCGTGATATTCGCAACGATGACGCCAGCCTTGTGGAAGGCGTGTTCAATCAGTTGCTGGCGTGGATTTGTGAACTCAATTTCAGCGTGGACACCTTGCCAACCTTCGAGCTATTCGAGCAAGAAAGCATTGACAAACTGCAGGCGGAACGCGACAAGATTTTGACCGAAATCGGCGTGAGCTTTACCGAGCAATATATCCACCGCACTTATGGTTTTGAAGAGGGCGATATTGTGATGCAAGAAATCTCCCCTAACCCATCTTTACAAAAGAAAGGGACGGATATAAGGTGGATTTTGCCGAGCCAATCCCCAAAAGCGTGATTGAAACCATTGGCGAACAGTTGGAAGTGGAAGGCGAAGCCGTTGTTGAAACTTGGCTACACGATATTCGCGACCGCTTAGGGCAAGCTGAAAGTTTGGAAGATTTTCGCAACCAACTTGATAGCCTAATCCCAGAACTCAGCTATGCCGAATATGGCGAACTGCTAGCGTGGGGTTCAACTGCGGCACAGTTTGCAGGGCGACAATCCGTAGAAGATGAGCGTGTCAAGTCCCCCTCTTTCGTAAAGAGGGGCTAGGGGAGATTTGTGAATGAAATTCACTTTTGAAAATCAAGTCAAATACTTCGAGAAAAAACTCAACCTACCGACCAACAGCTATTTGGACGTGCTAGGCGATGAACACGATTACTTTTTTATGGTCGCAGGAGCAAATCGTAATGAAGTCCTGCTCGCCTTCCGTGAAGCGGTCGATGAAGCCATAAACAACGGCGAAACGCTGGAGGGCTTTCGCAAGCGGTTTGATGAAATTGTGGCTCGCACAGGCTGGGATTACAACGGCGGCAGAAATTGGCGAACCCGTATTATTTACGACACCAACGTTTACGCTGCCTACAATCGCGGACGGTTGCAGCAGCATTTAGACCTTGCTGATGTGATGCCTTATTGGGAATATCACCACCACGACAACGCCCACCCACGTCAAGAGCATATTGATTTGGACGGCACGATTTTGCCGGAAAGCGATCCATTTTGGCGTTATTACTACCCAATCAAGGCGTATGGTTGCCATTGTACGGTAACAGCTCACGATGAAGACGACTTGAAAGAAATGGGCAAAACCATCAGCCCATCGCCTGAAATCGAATGGCAGGAAAAACTGGTCGGCACACGTTCAGGCAATCCACGAATGGTACGCGTGCCGAAAGGCTATGATGTAGGATTTCAACCGCATAATTTTGACCGCTTGACTGCAGGGCGGAATGCGGACGTAGATCAGCTGTTGTTCAATAAGTTCGTCAATGCCGAGCCAAAACTTGCCAGCCTACTGATTGAAAACGTGTTACAAAATCCGCGTTCCGTGATGATGTTAAACGGCGCGATGAAGTCGATGGTAGATACCGTTGCCAGCGAAAAAATGGCACGTGGACAAATGAAAAACGTGGGCATAATCCCAGCCAAAGTGATTGATAAATTGACCGCACTTGAAAAAGCTCCGCAATCTGCCGTGATTGCTGTACGTGATGAAGATGTACTGCACGCCTTGCGTGATACCAAGCAAGCCAAAGGTATTAACCTGCTGATTGAGTTTTGGGAAGATTTACCTGAAAAGCTAAAAAACCCTAAGGCGATTTTATTACAAGCGAAGGAACAGCAACGCAATAAAAATGCCAGTGATGTGTTGTTATTTATCTATGATACCGAAAAAGGCAAAGTCGCCATCAAATTAGATTACGAAGTGAAAGTGAAAGACGAATTAAGCGGCAAGAAAATTACACAGAAATTAAATGTAGTAAGAACTGCCAGTGTGGTTGAAGATTTTACCCAACTTGGGGCGTATGAAGTGTTATGGGGTTCATTGCAGTAGTTTGCCTGATTCGAACAGGATAATCAGCCGTCTTTCGACCCTGGACCCTTTCCAGTTGGTAACCCCTACTGCAATGGTTTTACTATACGCCCAACTTATTTTTTAATCAATAGGAGAAAATATGCAATTACTTATTCAAATGAGCGAAGCCGCTTTAACCCTTCAAGAAAGAGAAAAGCAAGCCCCAAGTGAAACAATGCAAGTTATGTTTGAACGCACGCTTGCTTTGCATCGCTCAGAGCTTGATGATAGCGATTATTTTTATCTGTCGGTATTACTTGAGGTATTGAGCTCTGCTAAAAATCGCTCAACTGCAAATGAAAATGCCTTCTTGCGATTCGGTGCAGTAGCCCACGCTTGCAATGAATTAACATCAAGCACCTCCTGCTGACGCAGTTTTTCTTCTGCCCATTCAGCCAGAGCAAGCATTAACGATGAACGATAGCCTGATTCTTTTACACGCTCAAGCATCGAATCAATTTTTTCTTTATCCATATTCGTTTCCTTATAATGAAGCGTGGCAACATTACCACGCTTGCATTTTAGAGAGGAATAACGCCATGATCAAAATCACCCTCAACGACATCCAAGCAGCCGCAAAACTCCACAGTATTGCCCAACAACTGCAACACCCTCGCAAGCTCTATGGCGTGCTGGGCGAAACCTTGAAGAAAATCCACACGGAACGCTTTAAGCAGGAAGTTGATCCTGATGGTAACAAATGGAAGCCTCTTTCACCGCTCACCCAAGAGATAAAAGGCAACGACAAAATCTTAAAACATCGAGGCTATTTATCTGAGAGAACGGCTTACAACTACAATGACAACGGCGTTGAATTTGGTTCAGATGCCAAGTATGCCAGATTGCACCAATTCGGTGGTGTCATTAAACCGAAGAAAGGCAAGCGATTAAAATTTGGTAAAGGCGACAATGCCGTCTTCGCTAAACAGTCAAAAGTTCCTGCTCGTCCGTGGTTAGGTGTTAATTCACAAAATGAGCAAAAATTATTAGAGAAAGCAAAGGCTGTTTTACAACGTCAAATCGACCAAAATCTATAGTATCGCCCAATTTTCAAAAATAACGCATAAAACGCCCATTGTGGCGTTTTAAATCCCATTCGATAAATTATCGTCTAAATCTCCTTGGGCGTGTTTATAAACACCGATAAACACGCCAAAACGCCCCATTCACTCCCTTCTCACTTTCTCTTTCCCATTTTCATTCCTTAAACCAGTTTAAAAGTAACAAGCGGTCGTTTTTTCTATGATGTTTACCAACACAAGGAGAACCGAATGACCCTGATTGAAATTTTTAAAGCAGGCAAACGCCCAGATGCACACGGTACAGTAGTGGAAATCACCCCAGCCGATTTGCAACAGGCGGTAGAAGCCTACGATGTCGCCTATCACGAAGCCCCTGCCGTTATCGGACACCCCACAATGGAAGCCCCCGCCTATGCGTGGGTGAAAGGCTTGCAGTTAGACGGCGATGTGCTGAAAGCCGAGCTTGACCAAGTTCATCCTGAATTTGCCGAAATGGTCACAGATGGGCGTTTCAAAAAAGTGTCGGCATCTTTTTACCTTGCCAATAGCCCTGACAATCCAAAGCAAGGCTCGCTCTATTTACGCCATGTCGGTTTTTTAGGCGCAATGCCCCCAGCTGTGAAAGGCTTGCGTAATCCTGAATTTTCAGAGAGCGAGCAAGGCATTGTGGATTTTTGCGAAGAGGCTACTACCCAAGCAACAGCAGCCCCAGCAACTATTAACCCCACTCAAACTGAACCAACTCAAGGAGAACCTGAAATGAGTGCAGAAGAGAAAGCGGAATTAGACCGCTTGCGTGCTGAAAATCAGCAACTCAAAGATGAAAACGCCAAAGCGAAAGCCGAAAAAGCAGAAGCCGAACTCAATCAAGCTAAAGCTGAAAATGCCGACTTTGCTGAAGGTTTAGTGAAAGCGGGCAAACTCGCCCCGATTGCTAAACAGCAAGCGGTAGATTTATTGAACTATGCTTCCACCACAATGCAAGGAGGTGTGGTTGAGTTTGGCGAAGGCGAAAACCTGCATAGCAAACTCAAAGCCTTTTTGGATGCTCAGCCACAAGTGGTGAACTTCGGTGAAGTCGCCACCAAAGACAAAGCGGCAGCACCGCAAGATGGTACGGTGGAATATGCCGAAGGCACAAACCCAGCCAGCATCGAAGCTGACCAAAAAATTATGGCGTATGCCAAAGAACACGGCGTGAGCTATACCGCCGCCTTTAACGCAATTTATCAATAGAAGGGAAATTTATGACTGCTCACAATCTCGCAGCACTCCGTGTGCAAGATCCTGTTTTAACCAAATTGGCACAGGGCTATCACAATTTAGAACTCATCGGCGAAGTGTTAATGCCGACCGTCGAAATCGACAAAGAAGCGGGCAAAATTCCGAAATTTGGTCGCCTTGCATTCCGCTTACCAAGTACGGTGCGTAACTTACGCGGTACATCCAATCGTTTAGACCCTGAAGACATCACGGCAATCGACGTGGCGTTGGAAGAGCACGATGTGGAATACGCCATCGACTACCGCGAAGAAAACGAAGCGATTTTCTCGCTCCGTCAGTTCGCACTCAACACCACCCAAGATGTGATTGCACTCGGTCGTGAAAAAGAAGTGGCAACGCTGGCATTAGATGAAAGCAAATATGACAGTGGCAACAAAGTCACGTTAAGCGGTACATCGAAAATCACTAGCAAACAAGCAGACATCTTTGCGATGTTCGACACGGGCATTCGTGCCGTGAAGCGTGCGATTGGTCGCAAACCGAATGTATGCGTGATTGCAGGCGATGTGTGGGCAGCATTAAAAGAACACCCAGCTGTCATTGAAAAACTCAAGTATTCACAAGTGGCAATTGTAACGCCTGAAGTATTCGGCAAGTTGATTGGCATTGATACCGTAAAAATCGGCGAAGCGGTGTATGAAGAAAGCAATCAACTTAAAGACATCTGGTCTGACGCCATTGTGCTTGCCTATGTTGCGCCACGTTCAACCGAACGCAAAGGCACAGTGTATGAGCCGTCTTATGGCTACACCGTCCGTCGTCAAGGTGGCTTATTTGTGGACACTTACAAAGAAAACGGTGGCAAACTTGAAGTCATTCGCACCACGGATATTCACAAACCGCACTTACTCGGTGCATCGGCTGGTTATTTGATTAAAGGTTGCCTATAACCCCAAAAAATCTCCCCTCTTGAGTAAAGAGGGGTTAGGGGAGATTTGTAACACCGTTTCACTAGGAGAAAACCAATGGACAAAACCAAACTCTACGCCGTCATCAGCACCATGGCGATTTACCACAACAATCAACGCTATGAGCAAGGCGATAGGCTCGAACTGACTGACGAAGAAGCCACTCGCATTTCGCTTTATGTGCAATTAGACGAAGCCGAAGGCGAAAAACGCAAGCAGGCGGAAGCAGAAGCTGAAAAAGCCCGTAAAGAAGCGGAAGCTGAAGCAGAAAAAGCCCGCAAAGAAGCGGAAAAGGCAAACAAAAACAACAAAGGCGAAGGTAAAGAATAATGTACATTCAGGCACAAGATTTAACGGAAGTGGTGAGCGAAGTGGTGCTTGTGCAGCTCTCTAATGACAACACAAGAGCAACGGACGTCGATTATGCCGTATTAAACAAGGCATGCGAATACGCTACCGAAACGGTGGACGGCTATTTACGTTCACGTTATTTGCTACCGTTAAATGATGTGCCAACGCTTGTGCGTAACATTTGCCTACAACTGGCTCGCTATTGGTTGTATTCACGCCGTCCTGAAGGCAAAGGCTTTCCCGACAATGTGAAAGAAACCCATAGCCAAGCCTTAAAAGATTTGGAGCGCATTGCCAGTGGCAAACTGCATTTGGGCTTAACAGAAATCGGTGCGGAAGGTGATGACAACTTACCGTCTGCGTTGAAATTTAAAGCTCGCGCACCACAGAAATTGGATTTGTCGGGCTATTAAGGGAGCATCAATGAGTGCCACTTTGCCTATTTTGGAAAGCATCCGAAACCACATCGAACAGAAGACCACGCGTTTTTCCATCGAGTTGTTTCCCGATGACTTAGACCGCTACAACCTCACCGACCAATATGGTGCGGTGCTGGTGCAGTATGCAGGTTCCAAATTTGAAAGTCTTGATAGCACCGACATTATCCAACAGCGCCGCAAAGTGCTGATTGCCCTCACAGTGATTGCCCGCAGCCAACACGATGATACAGGGGCGTTGGAAATGCTCGACCAGTTACGGCTGGCGATTGTAGGATTTAAGCCGACCAATTGCACCGCTTGTCATTTGATTAGCGAAGAGTTTGCAGGCGAAGACAATGGGCTGTGGCAATACCAACTGATTATTCAAACTGAAACGTGGCAGGTGGAAGCACACCAGCCGCAAAATTTACCAAAATTTACCGCGGCACGTTACCGCCGCAAAGAACCATAAGGAGAACATTATGGCGTTTCATCACGGAACGAAAACAACACGCGTGACAGGCGGCTCTGTTGCGGTGGAAACGGTGGACGGTGCAATTATTGGCATCGTAGGGACTGCACCTATCGGCGCAGTCAATGAATTGACCGTGTGCCAAACCACCAAAGATTTTGCTCAATTTGGTGTGATTTTAAACCAAGGCTTTACCCTGCCTGATGCCTTTGATGTATTGGCTCGCTATGCTGCAGGTAAGGGGTATGTGGTCAATGTGTTAGATCCGAAAAAACACAAAACCGACGTAAACGATGAAGTGCTTACCCAAGATAGCAGCACTTTAATGACGAAAACCGCAAAAGCGGGTCTATTAAGCCTAACGCTTCAATCAAACAGCCAAACCTTATCGGAAGGCAGCGATTACAGCGTGAATTTGCAAACAGGGGAAATTACCTTGAAAGCAATGCACGAAGGCTTAAAAGCCACTTATGCCTATGCCGACCCTGAAAAAGTGACGGAAGCCGACATCAAAGGCGGGATTGATTCAGCGACGGGCAAACGCAAAGGCTTTGAATTATTGCGTGATGGTTTCAACCTTTACGGTGCCGATGCCAAAATTTTAATCTGTCCAGAGTTCGACAAAACTGCAAGCTGTGCCGCCGCATTGGCAACATTAGCCGAACAGTTAAAAGCGGTGGCGTATGTGCAACTGCCAAAAGGCACATCACTTTCTAAAGCGATTCAAGGGCGTGGTCCACTTGGCACGTTAAACGCTTCAGCAAGCTCTGAACGTGTTCGCCACTTCTTCCCTTATGCGTTGGGCTCTAGCAATATGCTTGAAAGTTTAGCGGTGCACGCAGCAGGCTTGCGGATGAAAACCGATACCGACAACGGCTACTGGTTCTCTACTTCAAACCGTCAGTTGCAAGGCGTGATTGGAATGGAAGTGCCATTGACTGCTCGTGTGGACGATGAACAATCAGAAACCAACCTGCTTAACGCAGTCGGTATTACCACAATTTTTAACAGCTTCGGTACAGGTTTCCGCTTATGGGGTAACCGTTCGTCAAACTATCCAACGGTAACCCATATCATCAATTTTGAAACGGCGTTGCGCACAGGTGACTTAATCGACGAAAGCATTCGCCGCACCGAGTTGCAATTTATCGACCGCCCGATTGATGATGCGTTGATTGACAGTTTATTGGAAACAGTAGACACCTATTTGCGAGCCTTGCCGTCAATCGTAGGTTATCGCGTCAGCCTTGACTACGACACTGACTTAGTCGATGAATTTAGCAAAGGTCACGTGCCGTTGATGTATGAATACACGCCGAAATTGCCAGCCGAGCTTATCAGCAATAAATCGGTAATGACCCGTAAATACTTAGTGAACTTGGTGTCACAACGCTAGAAGGAGAAAATTATGAGTACCGCAATTCATCAGATTGTGAACGCCAATGTGTATATGAACGGCAACTCGCTACTTGGCAAAGCCAAAGAGTTTAAATTGCCTGACATCGAGTTCGAGTTTATTGAACACAAAGGCTTGGGGCTACACGGCACAATCAAATTGCCTGCAGGGTTAAATGCAATGGAAGGAGAAGTGATTTGGGATAGTTTTTATCCTGAAGTGCGAGTAAACGCCTATAATCCTTATAAAAACGTGCAACTGATGGCACGTTCTAATGTGCAGGTATTTGATTCTCGTGGCTTGGCTGCGGAAGAAGCCCTTGTCACTATTATGAACGTGGCATTTAACAAAACCACAGGTGGGAGC